CTTTTTGATCGCTGGGATTTCCTTTTCAATGGTTTCAGCAACAATCGCCACGGATTTGTCGCGTTCAATCGTTGCGCGTTTTAATGCGTCAGCGTTATATTTCAAACGTTCAACCGCATGTTGCAATTCTGTGCGCCTGTCAATAGGCTCTGCAATGCATCCAATGTATTTTTCATAATTGTCGCGTGCCACATCATCTTGCATGGTCGTTACTCCTTCTCAGGTAATGTAAGCATTGCGCAAGCAGCGCTGTAATTTTCTTTTTCGATGTTCTCAGCCGCAAACCACATGCGTGTTTGTAAATGCTCAATCACGTCCAGGCATTCACGCTTGACTGAGTCTTTGCCGCGCAAGTAGGACTTGAGCACTTCGATAGATTCAACTGTGATAGTCATTTAAGCATCCCTCTCACAGACCATCCGACCAAAATGCCATTTAGAGCACTATGAAATGCGCGCATCCCCGTGCTCCACAACGAAGGTTCGACAATACTCATGATAACTATCGTTGCCGATATGGCTATCAGAATTAATGAAACCGCATTCGTAATTTTCAGCATTTACTTACCCTTCCACTCTGAATAGAGGGCGCGTTTACCCTCTTGATAGTTGATGATTGCTTGGTCAACCGTATCCGCCGCTGCATGCCAACCGCACACGTACTTGCAGTAATAGGCAAACTGACCAGATGGCAGCATGTATGCGCCACTGCGGATAGGTTTTTGCATGGGGAACTGAAAGAATCCGGGTGTCATGTCGCGCTCTCAGCTTGTGACAGTAGATAGTCGGCCCGCGCATTGTCGCCGCGTTGGCGGGCCAGTTCTACGGCAAAGTACACAATCGCTACAGACTGATGCAGGTTATCCACATCGGTATCGTTGGCTTTACCGTCCCCGGAACAAAGCCCGACGGCGCCGACCAGCAGCACGCGAGCTTCGGTAAATTTGTTCTGTAGCATCAAGGCAAGCGCCGCCTCAATCCGCGCTTGCACAAGAAAGTTAACCACAGGGGCATGCTGCAACATTTCTTCAACTTCAACCGTGTGGAAATTAGGGCGCATGGTTTACCCCTTGCCACTCGATGATGTAACCTTTGTTGATAATCACATGACCGTCATAGAAGTTGTTGCGTGTCCACGTATAGAAGCGCTCGAAGATTGGCCCATCAGGCTCATGCTGTACACGCACGTTATATAACCCTTCGTGAACCGGCGTGTGTACCGTAAAGGAAAACCAGGGTGTCACATCCTCTCCAACAACCGGCCCAATAGTCAACGGTGGTAATGCTGGCGGCGCACCGATGGTTAGCGCGGGAAGTTTGGGCGGTAGCGTCAGGCCGGGAAGCCTTGGCGGAAGAGACATTTTGTTAGCTCCTAAGAGAAGTGGTGGAAGTGGGGCGGCACGTCGCGTTGCGTAGCACATCACATCGTATTTACTGCCAGTGTGAACCCAATGCAAGCGAGGGGACGCCGGAGAATGGGGATTGCCTAGTCTGTCATACGCAACAACCTCAAGCCCCGGCAAAAACGAAACGAATGATTCCCCGTTGTGCCATTTAACTAACCATGGCGATAGGTTCATAATTTTTACAGACGTTCGCCAGCATCAAATTCAGCACGGGCTTTGTCGGCTGCATTCTTTTCGTTTTCAGCGTAAATGTGCGATGACATCGCCAGCGCAGCGCCGCCGATCTGGCTATCGATGTCGCGGTTATGAATGGCTCGGAATGCAACAATCATGATATAGAAAGGAAGCCACGTGCCGAACGTGAACACCACTCCCAGGCAATGGAGCCAATGGCGCGTAACCTTCTTTTTAGCTTGCAGTTTTTCAATCAGGGTCATGACTAATTACTCCTTTAGGTAGTTTTGCCTTACCGGCGTTAGGGTTGTACCAAATGTTATCGGGTCGGTTCTTGGTCCCCAAGGTGCGCCACTTGCCCCAGCCGTACTGCGTGCGCTCCCTGATAAACCAAAAACCCTCTTCGTCTTGGGCATATTGAAACCGCTTACCTTGCCCGATGGTGTAGATATGCGCGCCCATTGTATCTAGTCCGTTACTTATGTGCAAGCGCTTTATCACATGCGTGCCGGAATTCCTCGACCGATGTTGCACCTTGGATAGATTGCAAGCGGGCGATGGCTTCCCGCTGCGATGCTGACGGCTTGCGCTTAGTGATTGCCACAGCCAACTTTGCCAGCGCCAGGAAGCGATTTGCATCAGCGTGGATATCGAGTTCAACTTTTTTCATTTAAGGCCTTCCGTATCGATGAAGACGGTGGGTGCTGAGTTCTGCCAAATCGTCATTAATGTTGCTGCGGGGTCTAGTACGCATGACACACCATATTCCAATATGCGATTTAAAAATTAAAGGTTTGCCCGTTCTCGCAACAATTGCTGTTCGCCGCAACAAATCTTGTGCTGCTATTTTTTCAGCTTCCAACCAAAGTTTATACATCATTTCACCTTGAGCAAATCAGCTTGGATACCAGCACCAGTATTTTTTATTGCGCGGCTGTCAGTTGGAATGACCGGGATAACCGGCAAAGGGAGTTGGATCATCGCGGCCACCGTCCAAATTTGTTCATGTGGTCAATTGCAGTAAGTGCCGCTTTTATTTCATGTTCAGACATATCTATCAATAAATGTTGCAATGCGCACCAACTGCCACCGGGTATTTTGTAAATGTGGGGCTTTTTGGTTTTCCACATTGTTGATTCCCTTTTTGCTCTTTCTCTGAGCAATTGAGAAAAAAAGTTATTTGTGTCAATCACGTTGTTGCCCTCCTTACGAATCCGACACAGCGAACCTGCGCCGGGAAGTTGTGAGTAATGCGGTAAGTCTCGCAAGCGCTTTCAGTACGAAAGATTTCCTGGCTTGCCAGCGTGCTACCACTCATCAGATACACCAATAGCCACACGGTCATGCTTAATCCTTTAACTGTTGAGCAATTTCACGCAATGTTTTACCCATGCGCTTATGATTTTCGGCAGTACGTTTAGCAAATAAAAATTGCCTGACAATTTGCTTTCTCTTTGTTTCGCTTGTGTAATTTTCAGTGCTCAGCAAGCGTTTCATTCGTCTTTCGTCGCGGCGTTGAATCCTTGCGCTTGTTAAATGGAATCCGGCAATTGTTTCTAACTTTTCTATTACGTCTTTCATATCTGTATCTCCTTTCTGCAATAACTCTACGCCTATGTAACGGGTTCGTCAATAGTTTTATCGTCTATCAGCTTGCGGAGTCCGGCAGACAAGTTGCCGCCACCTATCCTCCTGGCCTTACGCGCCTGCTTCGATGTCAAACGGGCGTTGTAGTTATCCATTGGCGTTTCCTGATCCGTATTGATGCGTGGGCGGCCCGGCTTTTTCTTAGGTTTCATTTTGTCCTACCTTTTATTTTGTAGTACGACGAGGGGTGTAACGTGGATGTGTTGCGCATTTTACGCGTAACGGAAAGGGTAATTTCCTATGGACACTAATGAAGAGGTAACAGAAATGACAGACCCCGTACACATCAAAAACATTTTCGAGCCCGGCACTAACCCAATGGCAAGCATCATGCCTTTCCTTGGTACTGGCGGTTGGGGCGGCGCAGGGGCTGGCGCGGGCGCTGGCCTTGGGGCCGGACTACTTGGCGGCGTACTTGGTGGGGCGCTACTTGGGAATAACGGTCTCTTTGGCCGCAACGGCGCGGGCGAAGGCTTCGTGACGCCTACTCAACTGCAAACCGCTACAAATGGAATCATTGAGGCAAATCAAAATAACGCCGTGCTGCAAACTCTTGGCGATATCAAGGGCGCTATTCCTTTGGCAGAAAGTCAAGTGCAATTGGCGCTAGCTGGAGTACAAAGTGATTTGACGCAGCAAATTAATACCAATCTGTTATCCACAACGCAGGGCATCGCCGGTATCAATCAAAACGTTGCTAACGCAACTGCGACAATCGTTGCCACAGAAACGGCAGTAAAAGACGCTGTTGAACAAGCTGCATCAGCTAATGCGCTTGCTATTGCTGGCGTGAATACACAGAGCATTCAAAACACGTTTGCTCTGAGCCAAGTCGTTACCAACGATGGCGACAAAACACGTGCGCTGATTCAATCGATTAACGATGCCAACTTGCAGCGCCAGCTTGCCGTAGCAGAAGCGCAATTGGCCGAACAGCGTGCGACGGCACGTAGCCGCGAAGTTGAAGTGAACGTAACCCAATCGGTCAACCAGAATCAAATCCAATTGCAGCAACAACAGCAACAACAGCAACAACTCATTCTGTTGTCTCAAATTGCAACAGGCCTTGCCAACGTTACACAGATCGCACATGCGACTAACAGCAACATCATTGCCGGTAACACTGGCGCAGTGACAACCGGTACGCAAACCGCTAATCCGGTGAATGTGAAAGCGTAATAAAAAAGCCCCGCTTCATTGTGGGGCTTTTTGTTTCTGCCACTCTTCAATAAATAACTGAATCGCGGCAGTACCTTGCGGCGTTTTTATAAAGTCTAAAAAGCTAGGGTAATGCTGGCTCACGAAAAGTTGTTGCTCTTTCGTGAGCGTTTCCCTTAGCGCCGTTTGCATTTCTGGAAATAGCGCTAACAGATTCATTCGAGCCCCAGGTATGCGCGAAGTTTTGCTTTTTCCTTTTGTGCATACTTGCGAGCGCCAGCGTGACGATGTACAACAGCCTCGCTGATGATCTTTAGATCGCTCTTAGCGATGGCCCGCTTAACGGTTTCGTCCTTGACGTTTTCCATCGTTCCAAAGTAGCGCGAAACAAGCGCTTGGGAAATGCAGGCTGCATCAGCAATTTGCTTGCGGGTCAGTGCGACATAACCCACCTTGCGAGCCACAACAACAGCGGCTTCTAGGATTTGTTCCTTGCGTGCGTCTTTACCAATTCGTTGCGACATATTCAAATTCCTTTCAAGTCTTCCGGGCATGACGCAAATTGAGCATGCCCACCATAGTTAATAACGTGTTCGACCCAAGCAGCTTGGGCCTGTTCGTGTTTGTTGTTAGGGTTGAACTTCCATCCAAGGTGCTTACACTCCACGGAATAGAACTGTCCAATAACCGATCCGACCATTGCGAAAGTTATTTTAACAGGTTTGATACCAATTAAATCAGCCGACTTAATTGCATCGTTCATTCGCTTCGATTCGTTCGCTAGTCCGTAGCGAATCGGAATACCACGTTCGTCCAACAAAGCGCCGACGTTATTACGATGGAGGATGACTCCGGCCTTAGCCGCACGAAGGCGAATCATCTGTTGTTGCAACGCTTCACCCGTGCCGCGCAGGTCTTCCACATCGAGCGGATTAACCCCCTGTGGAAATATACCTAACCGCGCCTTCAGGTCGGCAACAGCTTCACGCGGTACGTATTGCGCCCAGGCTTGCGCCCATTCATCAATAATCATACGTATCCCGATACAGTAGCCACACCGTACAAAATGCCAACGGTGCACATCAGGCCAGGCCATAGATTGCCGCCGCCCTCTCTGCGCAGAATATGCGCCATGAAAACCAATCCTGCGCTAACCATTAGATTAAGAGAAAGCATTGTCATTTCACACGCCCCATTGTGCGGGAGTAGAGTTGTGGCTCAATATTGACGCCGATAGGAGTATGGAAACGATGGAATTGCATGTCGCCGCCCGCATTGTCCCAAGTACCGTCGTCATATGTTGGGCGTTCGGCGTACCAATACGAATCCCCATCTTCATCAATCCCGTACCAATTTGCCCACTCTTGAGCGTGCTTCCAAAAACCGGACGGATGCAACACGGTAGGATCAAACGGCACACCGCTTGCGAGTACACCAGCGGAAACCATAAGCCCAAACGCGGTAGGGATCCAGATTCCACGCTTGGCATCGTAAGTGGGCCGTGTCGTATGCTTGAAGATCGTATGGTCACGGTTGATCGTGATGAATGAGAAAATCATTTTGCACCTCTCGCGTGGTTCATTTGCTCAACAAAAAAAATTTAGCTTGATTTTCATATGAAAACACAGCGACTGTTTCCCCGTCACCATCAATTATTGAATATGGAAAATCCCTGTCGCTTCCGCAATGATATGTGTATGGTTCGGTAAATATTTTATTCATTTCAACGCCTCCTTTGCGTCATGCACCAATTGGGTCAAACGACCCGCGCCGATTTCTGCACATGCAGGGTTCAAACGTTCGACCGATTCAGCCAGGGCGATCAATTTAGCGTAACGGTTGATAATTTGCACCATCGTTGCCGCGTCTTCCGGCGTTTCAAAAGTTGCAAGCACTTCCCCGTCAGCGTCGAAAATAAATTCATCGCTTATTGCGGTTGTTCCTTGGCGAACAGGCATTGCGAATTGTTGCATTTCTACATCCCTTCAGTTAGTTAAGTGACGACATGGTAACATAGCTAAATGCGTGCTGCAATCTTTTCGCGCAAGCGGTTTGCGTCTTCTGTTCCCAGCGCCATAGCTTCCAGCACTTGCAGGCCGAACGTGAGATAAAAGCGCTTGTAATTGACACGATCCGTATATTTGTTGTGCTTACCGGCCCATAATGCAATTGTGTCGCGCAATGCTTTCTGTGCGTGCTGGCGCTCAACATGTTTCGCAATGATTGTTCCCTGCAACCCTGGCGCAATACCTTTTGGCATGTATGCGTGGCCGTCCACTTTTTGAACAGCGGCACGCATCGCCCTGAGTGCATCCATGTCTAGCAAGTGCATGTCGCCGTCAACCATTTCAGGGCTACTGCGCACAGCGGACAACGGCGGCTCCGTGTGGCAATAAGGGCATTCAGTCAGATACTTTTCATACGGCTTAAGGCAGATCGGATTGAGGCATGAGCGCATCGGTATTTCATCGTTCGGTTCGCCGCGTGCGCGGGTCATTCCGGGCTCAAGCGAAAATTCCTTGTGTGCGTCAGGCAGACCGTGGCGCTCTATATTGCCAACATGGTCAATGATGATCGCCTTTGGCTTTTTGCTCTGCGCGATGAATTGCAGACGTTGATACACCGTGTACGTGTCCCAGGCTGTCTCAAGAACCTTGGAGATATTCAACCGGAATGAGCGCCCCACTTGCTGACGATAGAGCGAGAAAGACATCGTAGGACGAGCCATGCCCACAACGTCAACGTCAGGCAAATCAAAACCTTCCCCGAACAGATCGACGTTGACCAGCACTCGAATTTCGTTGTTCTCATAACGCCGCATGATTTCATCACGCAGCGCATCGGGAGTTTTGGCGCTGACGACTTCAGCAGGCACACCAGCGTCTTTAAACCCGTTGGCAATTAGACTTGCGGCTTCAACGTCAACGGCAAAGTACACAGCCTTTTTACCCGGCACGAACTGTAAATAAGTGCGGACGATGTCACCGACAATCTTTTTAGACTTGTGGACAGCCTTGCGCAATTGCACTTGGTTGTAGTCGCCGTCCGCACTGATATTGACTTCGTGTAAATCAAGGTCTGTCGTCTTAGGGCAAATCACTTCATAGTCAACGAGAAAGCCTTGATCCATTAACCAGCGCGTTTGTGGTCCGTCAATTAGCACGTCGGCCAATCCGTCATACTCGCGTCCAAGCCCTTTCTTGTCAGCGCGTGTCGGCGTTGCCGTTGGCATGAATCCGAACGCACCGGGGAACATGAGCATCGCCTTGCCCCACTTGTTCACCTTTAAGACGTGGTGCGCTTCATCTGGCACAACAAAGCGCACACGCGACAAGCGCGGGTCATCTTTCAAGCCAATGATGGTATCCACACCGCCAACATACCAGCGGGCGCGATCACTGATAAAATTGCGTCCCACTTTGCGCATATGCAAGTCCGACAATTTACGACGTAGCAATTTGCCGGACGACGAAGGGGGCGCTAATAGATCGTGATAAATGCCGTAACGGGCAAATGCCACTGACAATTGCCCTACTAACTCATTTCGGTGAGCGAACGCCAACCCAACACCATCAACCGAATCAGCAATTTTCCCAATGATTGGAGTTTTCCCGCCACCAGTAGCAAGCGCGGCCATGACGTTTTGATGTCCCGCTTGCCAAGCCGCGTAAGTTTCTTGTTCTATGTGTTCTTGATAATTGCGCAGTTTCATAATTTGTAAATTCTTGTTGACGACTTCGTTATTATCGCACATACTTCGTTCCAGCAGTACCCGTTAATTAACCAATTGGAGAATTTAGCAATGTCCGTAAAACTCATCATCAGCCACACCGACGACAACGCAACGCGCCAAATGATGCGCAAGGTGATTGAATCTGTGTACGGCCCCGAATTCTTCGGCGCAGCACGTACCGTCAGCGTGCAAAATGAAATGCCCGCGCATGTTACCGCCAATGTCACCATGACCCCTCCCGCATTGGGCGGCGTGATTCCCCCGGTTGACAATCCTGCCGCTGGTGGCAACACCGAACAAGAAAGCGCGTTCCTTTCCACTTCTGGCGAATGGCCCAAGCTGGTCAATGGTCAGCAATTGGACAGCGAAGGTACGCCGTATAGCAAGGATATCCACAGCGATCCTGCGCAAGTTACTACGAAGGGCGTATGGCGCGCAAAGCGCGGTGTCGATAAGACTCTTGCCGCCAAGCGCGCATCTGAATTGCGCGCCCTGGTGAATAGCGGAGCGCAACCGCCTGCATCCGTCGCAGTCAACAACCCGGCAACCTTGCCGCCCGCTGCTTCCGCTCCTGCGCCGACCCTGGCACCGATGCTGCCCCCGCCGCTGCCCACTCTTGCCGCTGCGCCCGCGCCTGCCCCGCAACCGCCGCTGCCCGCTTACGTGCAACTGATGGAAAACCTGGGCGCGTATATGAAGTCCCCGGCTAACCCGGCTGGCATCATGGAAGACGCTGACGTGTCCGGCGTGCTGACATCGATGGGTCTGCAACAAATCACCGATATCCAGTACAGCGAACAATTGCTGCAAACCTTTGCCGCCAAGTTCAATGATGCCTATGGCGCGAAGTATCAACGCTTGGCATCGGGCGGCTAATCATGGCGTGGCGGCTTCGTCCTAGTTCGGCAGACTCATGGGGCCGCTGTTATGGCTCCTTGGCAATGCGCGAACGTTACCCGCAATGGGATGATTCCGACACTAAAGAAGGCTTGGCGTGGCACGATTTAGCCAAGTCTTCTTTGACGGGCCAGCCGTTGACGCCAATTGGGTCAATCGTTCGTGACGACGTGGTTATAACGGAAGAAATGCACAAGACCGTAGCGGAATATCACCGGTTCGCAGCGTCTTGGGGAATCCCGTTGTACGTAGAACGGCCCATGCCCATACCCGACATTCATCCAACCGAATGCGGGGGAACCCCTGACGTGTGGGCATGGAACGCAGCTACATACACCATTCATCTGCTCGATGGAAAATTTGGCCGCATACCGGTTGACGTGTTTGAAAATAAGCAGCTGATTTGCTATGTGTCTGGTATCGCAACTTTGTTGGGTGTTGATGGTTCACACGATCAACACATTTGGGTAGAAATGACGATCTATCAGCCGCGTTTGTACAAAGCTGATGGACCGTTCTACACATGGCGCGTGAAGCTTTCTGATTTGCGCGCACACATCAACAAGTTGCGCATGGCCGGAGAATATGCGCTTGAGCAAAACGCACCGTTGAATGTCGATCCAATTGCATGCACGCATTGTAGCGCACGCGGAAAGTGCAACGCTTTGCAAAAGTCCAGCTATTACGGCATAGCCGTTTCAACTGCACCAGCGCCGATTGAGTTGTCCACATGGGCAGCTTCTAATGAATTGGCTATGTTGGACGAAGCTATCGCAATTCTGGATGCGCGCCGCTCAGGTCTTACTGTTGAAATTGAACACGGTCTGTTGGCGGGTAACGTTGCGCCGAAACACACGTTGGAACGCAAAGGAACACGCGAGCGATGGAAAGACGGCGCGGCCCAGGCGTTGACCGGCGTTGCCGCGTTGATGGGCAAATCGATTATCAAAGACATTGAACTCATTACGCCGCGTCAGGCTAGGGAGATACTACCGCCAGAACTGGTTAGCAAATACGCAGAGAAACCGACAGGGGAGTTGGTTGTTGCCCCTTTAAATACCAAAACAACCCGCAAAATTTTTGGAGCAAACAAGTCATGACACAAGCTGCAACTCAAGACAAATATCTCAACATCCTTTTCCCCACTGGCCGCTTGGTTTCATCCAACCTGTACGAACCGCGTACCAAGGACATGCAAGGTAATCCGCTGGTGTACAAGAGTGGCAAGAACAAGGATCAACCCAAGGTTGATTACAGCATCGGAGTCGCGTTCCCCAAGACGCAAGCCGCTTGGTATAACGAACCGTGGGGGCAACAGATTCACCAGTTTGCGCACCAAGTTTGGGGCAACATGATCCAGCGCCCAGACTTCGCTTGGAAAGTGATTGACGGTGATTCGGCTATCCCGAATCAAAATATGAAAATGCCAAAAGATCAAGAGGGTTATCCCGGCCATTGGGTCATCTTCTTTGGTCGCAATATCGCACCGCGTATCATCAATAACGACGGTTCCGCGTACCTGTTGGAAGCTAACGCTGTGAAACCGGGTTATTACGTGCAGGTGCAAGCAAGCCTGAAGAGCAACGAGAACGCGCAGAAGCCCGGCCTGTATTACAACCATGACTTTGTCTCGTTGCAAGGTTACGGCCCGGAGATTACTCGCGGGCCTGACCCGTCGCAAATCGGTTTCGGCAAAGCACCGCTGCCCGCTGGCGCATCACCTGTTCCGATTGGCGGCATGTCTGCACCGATGCCAACACCGGGCGCAATGATGCCGCCTGCAATGCCGGGTACGATTGCCCCGCCTTTGCCGGGTGGCGCTCCTGTTGGTGTTCCTGCTGCCCAAGCAATGCAAGGTGTTCCGATGCCTGCTCCTGTGGCCGCGCCGCATATGCCCGCCCCAGGCGTACCGGCACCGCAACAAGCGCCCATTGTTCCGAATCCGGGCTTTGTTGCCAATGCGATGCAACCTGTTGCGCCACCAGCGCTCACACCGCCCGCTATCCCTACCGCGCCGCAGATGGGGCCGAACGCGCAAGGTTTCACTTATGAGCAATGGAAGTCGCAGGGCTATACCGATGACCAGTTGCGCGCATCTGGCGTTATTATCTAAGCTGGTAACGGCTTAACTTGACCGGGCCTCGCGCCCGGTTTTTTCATGAGGACACAACATGCTATCGCGTGAAAAATTTCTCAGCGCGGACACCGAGTGCTACCACGATTATTGGATGATAGGCTTTCTTGATCCTGTGACAGACTTGGTGTACCAATTTGAAATGTACCCAGGCAGGCAACTCGACATTGACGCCATCGTGTGGCTATTGCAGCGACACACGCTTATCACGTTCAACGGTATCAATTACGATGAACCGATGCTCAATCTTGCCTTGCAAGGAGCTAACTGCGCCACACTGAAACAAGCCAGTGATGCAATCATCGTTGGTAATTTGAAGCACTGGCATTTCTACGATCATTTCGGCATTCAAAAGCTACCGTTTATTGATACAGTAGATATCAGCGAAGTGGCTCCAGGCGTGCGCATCAGTCTGAAGAAATACGGCGCACGTATGGCATGTCGCAACCTTCAAGATTTGCCCATCGAGCCTCACGAATTGATTGCCACACCTGAGCGCAGACGCCTCATTTCTACATACAACGTCAAGGACTTGAAGAATACCGATCAATTGCGCGCAAAGATACAAGGCGCGCTTGATATGCGGGAAGCACTGAGCGAAAAATACGGCGTTGACATGCGCAGCAAATCAGATGCGCAAATCGCTGAAGCAATATTTAAAACACGTATCGGAAATAACAAACGCTATGTGCAACACGGCTATCAATTTAAATATGAACCGCCGCCGTTCATCCAATTCCAAACGCAATACATGTGCGACGTGTTGGAACTTGTCAAAGCCTGCGTTTTCACTGTGAGCGACAAAGATCAAGTTGAACCTGACTCAGTTGATGACAACGGGGAACCGATCAAGACCGGCATCATCATTCCAAAGGAATTGCGCAATCTAAAAGTGAAGATTAATAACGGCACATATACGATGCGCATTGGCGGTTTGCACTCGACCGAATCAAAGCAGTTCTTTTATGCTGTTGGTAATTGGTTGCTCAAGGACCGCGACGTTAAATCGTTCTACCCCTCGCTGATTTTGAATTTAGGCTTGTATCCGGAACAGTTGGGTCCTGAATTCCTGGCAATTTACCGCGAAGAATACCGCGCTCGCCTCGATGCAAAAGAAAAACTGCCCAAGGTTAAAAAGCTACTCGATGCGCAACCCGGCAACGAGGCGTTGAAGAAAGAAGTAGAACGCTTAAAAAACCTCGAAGGTGGCGGCAAGATTTTGCTTAACGGTACTTACGGCAAATTGGGCTCCAAGTATTCAATTCTGTTCGCACCAGAATTGATGCTGACCGTTACGCTCACAGGACAATTGTCGCTGTTGATGCTGATTGAGGCAATGGAACTGCAAGGCATCCAAGTTATCAGCGCCAATACTGACGGCATCGTTTTGCGCTACCAACGACAGCAAGAGAACACCGTGGCGGGCATTTTGAAGTGGTGGGAAGGGGTAACTAGACTTGAGACTGAAGAAACGGACTATGCGGCTATTTTCTCGCGTGACGTTAATAATTACGTGGCATTCAAGCGCGATGGCAGTTACAAGGCTAAGGGCGTGTTCGGTGATGTGACATTGACGAAAGACCCCAGCGCCAGGATTTCCACAGAGGCGGCAATTGCTAATCTGCGAACAGGTATACCAGTTGAAGACACGATCAAGGCATGCAGTGATATCCGCAAGTTCATTGTGGCCCGCAACGTCACAGGCGGCGCGACGTGGAACGGTCAAGACTTGGGAAAGATGGTGCGCTGGTATTACTCAGCGGTCAGCAGCGTGGCAATCCACGCAAAGAAGTCAGGCAATAAGGTAAGCGAGTCAGAGAATGCAATTCCTATGATGGACTTGGTTGATTATCTACCGCTCGATTTAGACCGCTCGCGCTACGTGCAAAAGGCGCGGGATATTTTGAATTCACTAGGGGTAACAGCATGAATGATGATAAAGACAAAGAAATTGCAAGATTAAATGCAATTATAAATACACCACAATTTGATAATTTTTTATTCGCTGTTAGTACTGAAGCAGAACACCAACGTCAGCGGTGGGGAAACTCTCACGATAGCGGCAAACAGCCATCTGATTGGTTTTGGCTAATAGGCTATCTCGCCGGTAAAGCTCTACATGCGCAAATATCAGGCAATACAGTCAAGGCCGAACATCACATAATAACCACTGCTGCGGCTTGCTTGAATTGGCACAAGGCTATGTTTGGAAAAACTAACATGCGCCCCGGTATATCTGATCCAGAATGATATTCGCACCGCATAAAACAAAAGCCCCGGTTGATCCGGGGCTTTTTCATTTGTCGTTCAATCCTAGTACAACCGCTGCATATTTTTGACACGTTCTCAAGGCTGTTTCGGTGTCGCTGATTCCTTGTCGTAGGGCGTAATAATCTTGTCTAGCAGAGGGATCAAGCTCGCCCGTGGCTGCATCATTTGCGCCGGGGGATTTGGAATCGCCGGACACGCGGACAGTACCGGGGATGACGTTGACGCGCAACCCGCAAGTGCCGTTACCAATACAACGCTGCAAGCGCTGGTTTTCAGCAGTGAGTGAAGCGATTTCTTGTTCATGCTGTTTTGAAATGCTGTACACCCGGTCATTATTGTTTTGGTCGGTCTTGCGTGCATCATTGATTCCTTTCAACTGTTCCTGCAACGTGGTGTTGCTATCACGAAGTTGCTTGTTTTGCTGTATCGTTTTGGCGTAATCCCAGGTGAAGAACCCCAGTGCCAAAACCACCCCTATTAGTAAAATTGCTTTTAATTTGTCATACATAGTTCGTATTCCTGATCCCGTCTGTTGACTTGCCCAAAGCAAGAACGATCCACCCTGCAATCCTTCCCGCCATCCCTGATCCAACGCAAAATTTGTGTGCAAGCATCTTCTCTTTTGGCTGCTTTAAGCAATCGTAGAAAAGTGCTGCTATTGCATTTTGGAATACCGATATTGTAAATGCAAAACGACATGACGGCGGCGCGCTCTGCTTCGCTCATTTGAACACCGGGAGCTATCCTGAAACTGTCGTCGTACACCTCTTGTACGCGCTCATCGAGCATCGCCTCGCATTCCGCCATCGTTTTCTTGTCGCCCTTTTTAACGCCCCTGGTTTCCCCGTAACAAATTGTCCACACGCCTCCCGCGTCTTGGTATGCAGTGAGTGACACGCCTTCTTTCTCTTTCAAGAATTGCTTGGCGATTTGTGGGGCCGAAGCCCCCGCTGCGATTAGCGCCAGGACGGCGGCAGACAATTTGCTTTTGAAGTTCATTTCTTAGTTACCCCTTTCAACTGTTCTTTTATTGTTACTAGCTCCCTCATCATTTCAACGCGGGTCACATTGTTGGCGTTGCTGTCATCAATTTTCTTTTCGATCTTGACGACAGTCTTGTTCAAATAGCCAAGGTCTTTTTGAACCGCCACAATTTGCTTATCCCGATCCGCATTGGCCTGATAGTTTTGAAACCACATGGCCCCCACTGTGCAAACTACCATCCACAATGGGGCCAGGATCGATATGGGGACACGGATAAACTCTCTGCGCCCTGGCTTAGTTGGGGTGCGCCGTGTGGACATCATTGGATATCCCCCGATTTCGGAAAACGTTGACGAATTTCAGCAATCTTTGCCAGCCATTCTTCTCTGCTAGCTTCAGCGCGTTGCCATTTGAAGAAAAGTGGATCAGCTTCAGCGCGGTATGCCAATTCGCGCATAGTAGCGATTTGATCGTCCGTAGGAACATCAGTGCTATCAGTAGCGATAGGATTTCCGTTGGCGTCAGGTTTTATTGTCTTTCCGTTCGATTGTGCATTAAGCAGCGCGTAATATTTTTCATCGCTGATTTCAATCACATCATCAGGCATGCTATCGCCGTTAATTTCCTGATTGTAGAAAGCGTTTTGAGATTTTGAATAGAACATGTCGAGCCCCTTTTAATAACCAACTGCGATCCAACGAACAGTGACGCCTGCGCCGCTGCTGATAGCGATTTGAAATGAATTCTGCGTTACAGTACCAGCGCCGTTAAATTGATTCTGCGTAGCTGTCGCAAGGCCAATCGTAGCTGTAACGCTTTGGCAAGCAGTAGGGAAAGCGACAGGGAATGTAACGGTTTTAAAAACACCAGCATCAACCAGTGCCGAACCCCATTGGATAATCAAACCACCGGGAAACTTCTGGTATCCGTTGGCGGCTAAAAGCTGATTGCTACCCTGAAAAGCCGTGGCAATCGCAGTTGGAATGACGCCTCTCACCCAGGACGGTGCAGCGCCAAGGACACTCGATGTTGATGCATAGCTTGGGTCAGTTACAGGCGTGACTAAACGTGCAAGAAACGCATCGAGCCAGCGACGCGGGCTAATGAACTTATTGCCAACCGTAGCAGCCTGTGCTTCAGCAACAGTAGCTTCCTGATTGATTTGAAGACCCCACTTCGTGTCATCAGTACCAGGGACCGCCGTGTTACCTGTTACAAGGCTGATGTAATTAACAAACGGGTCACTTGTGGTAGGTCGATACCGAACTGTAATGCCGCTGTCATATGCGAATGCCACTCCGTTATTATCATCAGGGCTAATCCACTCCGGAATACCCTCTGATTGATACTGACGAATGTTTGCCGTTATCACAGCCATCAGGTAATTCATTGTGGCACGATCAATATCTTTAGCCAGCGGGTCAGTTTCTTGATCGCGCTGATAATCCGGCCCCCATCCTTGTGTGAAACTTACTGCACCTGTCGGGTCTGTTGGATCAGGGATATTGGTTTTATCACCATCTGTGGCAAACGGGATTCGAAGAAATTTATTGCGCATAACCATGGAATATTCCTTATGTGTTGGGGTTGAAATTGCCGTTGTTGAAGTTCTTGCGATATGGTCCGAAGCCGAAAGATTTGCGCCCTGCTACCACGTAGCGTAATCCTACTGCCGCCGGGCGTGGCAACAAATCGTATTCATCTAAAATGAAACGAAGTTGTGAACCGGGTTCGTAGTTGAAAACTGCAATTGCATAATTCATATCAAGCGAGTCAAGCAAATAAACCCGACCAGTCCCACCTAATACCCGATTCATCACCTCATTAAATTCTGTAACTGTCGGCCTACTGACTAACTGATAATACCGCAGTTTCAAAACGATTCTTTGTTGCTCTGCTGTGAGCCCGATTGTAGAACTACCTGACGAATTGAAATTGCCGTTGTTGAAGTTCTTGCGATATGGTCCGAAGCCGAAACCTTTTTTAGTTGTTGGGCTTGGCGTAGAAGCTATGACCAATGGCACATTCAAAATGATTGACCACACGCGCCGACCAAATTCGTTAGCAGTATCCAGATTAAAAACATCCCTGTACCAGTTCTGCCAAAAATCTTCCTGATTGGTTTCGTACCATCCTTGTTTCGCTTCAAGGATAGATCGCAACGCATCGGCTTCATTGTGTTGCCACAGCAGCGCGGACAGAACGTCAACGCTAAAATCCAGGTCTTGAATTTGAACGCTCATTGTTAGCTCACAATCACAGAAACGAGACCTTGCGTAGTAGTCGGGCATTGTTGCAAGCTGATGGGGATATTAGACGTTCCCCATACAGTGGAACCCCCAATGCGACATTCGACCTTCAACACATGTAAGCCAGGGCAGAAATACACAACAGCGGCTGACGCGTCCCATGGCGTTGCATCAACGCCAGTGACAAGCCCTTGCTGGCTAGGCATTTCCCCGTCAGCCCATTTTTCAATCGCAGCAGGAATGTCCGTGACAATGTCACCTCGATATGACACGTTGCGAACTGTAACGCGCCACTCGATAGGAACATCAGTCGGGCGATCAAATTGAACAGGGTAAATCTGCCCACTAGCAGGGTCAGTGACATTGATAGTCACGACACCATTCCACCCTGCACCATCTGTTTTATTCTTCAACAAAGAATAAGCAATGTCAGAATCCGTTCCGCCACGCACGCATGCCCACACGCTATGAGGCTGCATAGTGATTCCGTCAATCACTTGCACTGTGTTTGCTATGTTTTCACGGAATTGCAAACTGTGGACATTGGGGAGTGCGTACAGGCCTGAGATTTGCGCCTCACGTGTGCTGATGGTTTGTTTTGCCAAGGTATTTTTGCGAAGCGTGCGCAAGCTTATATCACTTTGTTGCGCACGCCCTAGCTTGGCAGCGTTGACAGGGTTGTTAATCGTTTCCCAGCCCAACACCACATCAATAATTTCATTCAATGTATTGATCGGCGCAGTGATGGCGCCGGTTTCAACAGCTTGGAAATTGACAGTAGCTGTACCATCGGCACCTAACGTCACTGCGCCCATTGAAGCGAAGATGTCACCCCCGACTGTGCGAGCGCGTACACCTTGTGGGACCAATGTACCAGGGATACCCGTCAATAGCGCCGCTGCCACCGTGGAATAAGTCGCGCCGCTGCGTTGCAAGCCTGTTAGAGCGCAAACCGCATCCAAGAAAATGCCACCTGCAAGGTTTGGATTGATTTGATTTGCGACAGCCGCATTATTTGCTGCGACACTTTGTCGGCTTGTCACTTCGGCGCTAATCAGTGTGCCTTGTGGCGTGTTATCAGCAACGTCCAAATCCTGACCAAGAGCGTCACGGAATTCCTGTTGCACATCACTTTTGAGCGTGCTGGTATCAGGGATGATTACCCCTGTGCTATCAATGAATGTGTAATTAGCCATTTGTCAAAATATCTTCACTGTAAATTGTTTGAATCGTCGCTTGGTATTTGAGCTTGTCGCCGTCTTTTGTAACGCTAAATGCCCGCACCTCTACAACCCCGTTCACAGCCGTGATAACTCTGCGCATAGCTGCTTCGAATTGATCCGGCAACCATTGATCGAAGATTGTTTGATCCATTGGCACGCCTGTTTGCTGGTCGTAAATAAGTTCTGCAAGCTTGGTCTGTGCCGCACTTTTGCAATTCTGCATGATGGCGTCTTGATCCAATACGATAGCGAGATTGCCATCCCTTCCACGGAATAAATCGTTCTTCCCGTTCATTGCAATGCTGCGTGTCATGCTGTTGGTCCTCCTGATATATTCGGCCCTGTTTGAACCGCTGTGTGTTTGTGTGTGCTGAACGGGATACCGTTGATAAGAACCGTCCCACCGCTACTAGAAATGACCACACCACTAGAATCTTGTATTTCAATCGTCGCGGCTTTGAGCGATATTTTACCCGCGCCAACTGACAAAGTTTCTGCGCCGTTATTTGTCTTCATAACGATGCCATCAGAAGCTAGAGTGAGCTTCACATCCCCTTCTTCATTTTGAATCACCATCTTGCCTTCGTCATCGGAATCAAAAGTGTATTTTTTGAACACGTCAGGCACGAACCGGCTATCTGAAAAACTGTGCAATCGCAATGAATTCGGCTTTGCTTCTTTTTCTGTTTGCAGGAAGAGGGATATGTCACGGTCACATGCTTCTATCCAACCGTAATTGCCGCGCTTCAATGGAAAGCGAACATGAAACCCGCCGCCACCTAGCGCAAGAACCGGCACCTTGGCGTAGCTGCCACGTGACACAGTGTCGCCTTCGGTTCCGAGCACCATGATGAGAGGCTTCACTGTGGCTACATTGTTACGAGCGTCATAGCTGTTGACCACGGCGGGCAGCATCCCCTCAGTCTTTTGCAACAGCTTCTTAAAAATTGAATTGAGAATGCCGGATAAATCGCCATCAGCGGCAAAGTCTCTGCTTGGGATTTGGGTATCGTCTGCCATTTAAAAAATCATCCATCCGGGTTTTGCGCTTGCGATCCAGTAAAACGGAGTGTCCCGGTTTGCCACATCGAAAGCTAATTGATAAATTTGATACGTACCATTTGCCGCAGGATTCGTTTTGCTTTTCAGGGTCAACGATCCTCCCAATCGAGTGCCAGGGCCAAGCAAATATTTAACCGTTAAGCCCTGATCGTTGAGTTCTGGCTTACCAATCATGCCGCTTTCTAAACTCAATTCATGTGTTACGTTTGAAACCGGCTTCTCAGAATCTTTGACAATCAAAACATTGTCATCAACGAAGGCCGACACACCGCCAGCATCACCAAGCCTTTCAACTTGCTTCCCTGCCGCACCTGAAAAACTATAGTTGCTGATCTGCTTGTCTTTGGCTTCAAATTGCAAAGTTAGACCCATGTTGTCAGCAACGCTTTTGGCGATTTTTGATAGTGGCGCTAATGCAGGTTGTGCGTTGCTGACAAGTTGAGTATTCGAAAACGCGGCAGTTTTGCATGACAAAGTAATTTCAATGTCAGGCGGCTCCGAAAGTGATGAAGTCATGATGTCACCTTCGAACAGCTTGAAATAACCGTAGCTTTGTCGACCTGCGTAGAGCGCCACTTTTTTACGAACACGCAAGCGATTGAACGGGCTTGACTCAGTCAAAATAAAATCACGAACGCTGCGTTTGAGGTTCGTGATTTTTATGGTTGCTTCATTCATGGTCGCATTGGCATATTTCGTACCCTGTGCGCTAATGAATAGGTCTGTGTATTCCCGTATCTCACCGTTGACTTCAATGGCGAGCTTGAGTAATCGAGGATCAATTTCAACCATTTCGAATAGCCTCCAACTCATCATGTGATGCGTAAATAAGGCGCTGTGTTGTGGCAAAGTTTTCCCAATAGGGATAAGACTCACCGTCATCAACAACGAATGCAAAATTGCCACCAACCCCTTCTAAATATTCGTATGGCAAAATGTTTTGCAACGGCATGGCGCGCACATTGCTGATTGCAGTTACGCCGTTTATTTGCACACTAACGTTACAAGTTTGCCCGTTACCTTCGCGCAGAGTAATGACATATCGAATGCCATCCAACGTCACCGACAATTCTTGATTGGCAATAGCCTCAATTGGTATTTCAACCATGTTTCACCTTAGTTAAAGATTCTGTATGCAACTGACGATTTCGGCTGTTGCTCGCCTCGTTTCACTGTGTCGCTATTCTTCTTAGCTTTCGGTGCGGCAGATACATAAGCAAGCTTGACTAGTCGAGTTTCTTTGAACTTTTGCACAATCGCCACAACGTCAACCATGTCCGTGGTCTCTTCGTGCGGCATGCCCTGCATAAGCATGTTTTTATAACTATCAACGCGAGTCTGAATGGTCACAAGCTTGTTGGATTTGAATAGCGTATCAATTTGTGCATACACTTGTTTTTCCAGACCTGCCCGCGTGAAAATAACAAGTTCAATCTCAATCGGGTTAAAAATGACATGGTCGCTAATCGTGCTGCCGTCTTCAACCGGATGTTCCATTACTTTTTTGTCCTTAGTAACGGACACCTTCATTGTCCTGGCGTCTTTAAAATATTGATTAAAAGACTCATCAAAGACGCCGGTAACGTCCTGTGAATACATCATGCCGCCACCCCGTCATCAAAGTTATCTTGTGCATTCTTCAGTTGCATACTGAGACCTTGCGAAACACCCTTGGCAACACCTTCAGCATCAGTTGCTTGGGTCTGCACAGTAATTGGTCCGTTGACCTGCACAGTTTTATTTGCCTGCATATTTTTAAAGTTGCTAATGGCGCTGGAGCTTACGTTGTTGGTCGGCGCACGCGATGCTGTAGCCAAGGCGGCTTGGCCCGCGTCGGCGGTTTGCTGAATCTTCTTACCGTCGCCAAAGCCAAACACTCCTGCGACTGCGTTAGCACCTTTCATGATCGTTGAGATAGCGCCGCTCACAGTGCCAATAACGGCTTTGACGATAGCAACAAGACCTTCCCATGCAGATGTGGCGATGTTTGCAGCGCTAGTGAAAGCCGCGCCAATCGCTTGCAATGCTCCCATTAGCGCAGGATGCTTACTCATGAATTCGCTAAACACTGCGCCCACTTGTTCCTTCAAATACTGGAACGCAGCAGACGGACCATTCATGATTAACTCAGAAAGCGCACCAAGGATTGCTTTCATGATGCCCCACCACAGTTTGACCACATCGGCAACAGCGTGGACAGCTTCACCGACGATAGGCCATTTTTTAGCAATCTGGCCTATCATGCTGTTATTACCATCAAGGTAATTCATGATGTCGTCAAACACCAGCGCAACGATTGCGCCTACTGCTGCAACAGCCGCGACGATTGCGATATACGGGGCCAGGAGTGCGTACGTTGCGGCGATGGCTCGCACCAGGGCAGGCAGATAAAGCACAGTAATAACAGCGGCCACAGCGCCAAAGAAGCCAATGACAAAGAACTTGTTGTCACGCGCCCATATCGCAATGCGCTCCATAATTTTCATGAACTGTGTCATGTAGGGCAAGATTTCAGTTGCTATCTTTCGCTTGATATCGTCATACACTTGCGTTGTATCGCGTTGCTGATCCTTATATTTCTTTGCCACTTCAACCTGCTCAGTAGTGACGATACCAAGTTCTTTTTGGCGCGCAATCATGTCCTCAATGCCCTGCTTGCCTTTTTGCAGCAACGGGATCATGCCTTTGTCGATACCTAGGGCTTCGGCCAATCGATTTGCGCGAATGTCGCTCAGACCTTTGAATCGCCCTGCCAAATCGTCTAGCACTTTGATCGGGTCGCGCCCGGCCAATTTCATTTTGGATAAAAAGCCGGTGAGGGCTTCACCCGAACCGCCAGCAGCAACAGCCGCTTTGCCGTAGGTGTCGAAAGCCTCAGCCGACATAAACGCAGCTTTCGCCTGCTTGCCAAGTTCGTTCGTCGCGTTTGCACTTTCGACCGTGAAAGCTTTGATGGCACCGATGGCAAAAACACCTGCAAACAACGTCACGGCATTTTTAGCAATTGCCATGAAATTGTCGCCAAGCTTGCTTGCGGCTTCATCCGTGTCAATTAGCCCCTTTTTTAACTTGTCGGTGGAGTCGTCAGATTTTTTGAGACCATCATCCAGCGCTTGCGTGTCCGCAGCGAACATGTAAATAAACGTTTCGAGAACAGAACCGGCCATGATTTTTATTTCCTCTGTTGCCTTTCGGCATATTTAACGGCAAGCATTTCATTGACTCTGTTGACTGTGACTATCTCCCACATTTCTAACGCTTCCTGTAGGGAGATAGTCGTTTTCAGTTCTTTGTAGAGTCGGGGGTCTTCGGTGCAAATTGCTGCAAAGATTCCATCAACATTTTTTGCATCAATGGTTGGACTTTCGGCACCAAGCCCGCGAGGAATTTTGATAACTTGCCACTCGCGAAAAACGCAAAGTTATATTCAAAAATTTCCCATTCCAGACGAATAAGCGTAGGCGCGTCAGCCACGTGGTTATTTACGAGACTTTCAGTCACTAACGCCTGATATCGCCCTGGCTCGATTTCCACAGCGGCATAACACATCATCTGCAACATGAGTGCTTTGTTTGTGTTGTAGTCCCCAATCTTTGGCACAGCGGTTGCAGGGTATTGCGTCAGAATTTCCCGACCTTGCACAGCCGGGATTTTTCCAAGCCAATATTTGCGCCCGTTGATTACTTTTTCGATTGGGTTATTCAGTAGCGAATTGATGTCGTTGCTCATTGCGTCACCTTAGAACTTGAATGTGTAAGGCTTGGTCTTGTTTCGGCCAGATGATGCGAACGGTTGACCGGGAATGTAGTCAGTGCAACCGCCACCCTCTTTGGTATCTACGCTGCCGTCCGGATGCGTGATGATAAGTTTGATTTCGTCACGCGCAGGACTCTTACCAGGACCGGGCTTGTTGTTGTCGAACAAGACTTTCAAATCCTTGTCGTTGTCCGTACCCGGAATGATGTTGAGGGTAACGGTTTCAACTGCTGCTTTAGCCCAGCGGACCAAATCACCATTAGTACCTTTGGCGGCATCACCGATTTGTACGGATGGGATATCCAAACCGTCAGCGTCGTCTGCAAATTGGGTGATAGTGATACCGTTCGGGAAAGTGCTCGATGCGAACAGTTGTACCTTAGTGCCAAATGCTGAAACATCCATTTTTACGCTCCTATAAAAGAAAAAAGCGGGGCGTTATGCCCCGCCTTGCCCTGCATTTTAAACCAGTTGGTGAGACCCTTCGAATTTGCGAATCGTATCGTTCTTGGAGTAAATCAGAACATAGACCGCTTTCCATTTCGTTGCGCCACTGGTATCGACATAGCTTTGTAAGCTCACCGTGAGATACCAACCTTCAGATTGCACCTTATACCAAGCGCGCACATCACCTGTTTGTTCAGTGATGTAATTCTTTTGAAGATTGGTAAGAGGCTTGCCGACATTGATAACACCGTTGAACAAAGCATCGGACACAACCGTAGTAATGATTCCTTGCGTTGTGGCGATCCCTGATTCATCTGCCGGAATTTGACCAAGCGCCAATTGCGCATTGATGAATCCAACTGCGCATTGATCTTTCAACCATTGCTCATTGCTATAGACGTTCATGTCACTAGGGTCAGTTGCGAGACCTTGCAATACGCCGTCTTGGAAGAAGTTGAGCAATTGGCCGTTGCGCTCAGTCTGCCCGTAATAGTTCACGCGCATAGCGTCGTAAGTTGCGTATTCGGAACCGCTAACGCTCACCTTACCGTCAGCGAATTGGCGGAAGTCAAAACCGAGAACACCATTACGGCGGGTGTAGTCGATGGCGGCTTGGATCGTACCGGGATATTGATCGGTAAAATCATCTGTGTCTGCCGTAACCAACTGGATGCCCACACCGCCGATATTTTGCAGAGCGGTACGGAACGATCCGACATCAGTCTTAGTTGCGCGCACCAAGTACATAAAGTCATTGTTGCGTGATTTGTTTGCAGTAGCAACCGCTGCCGCTTCGCTGGGGGTAATAGCGCGATCCAAGAACAAGAACGATCCAAAGTTAGTAGAGATGCCAACCATGCGCAAAAATGCTGCGACGGGGGTTTCTTCCGGGCCACCAAGAACCTTCATTGCATTGTCCGGGCTGCTATACGCTCCGTCAGATGCCAGCAGTAAGCCAAACGGTGCGGCAGCATCAGAACCTTCCGAAGGTGCGATATAAAAGTCCGGATAGCTGTCACCAACAATCGCAGTAGTAATGACAAAGCGACGGCTAGTCGCGTCATATGTGACAGTCGCTGTTTCCAACGCAGGATTATCAATCCCGTTCAGGATAGTCTGAAGCGCCGTCGCAGCGGCAGAAAAACTTGACACTGCACTCAAATTGATGGCACTGATGTTGTAAGTAGTGCTATCAACAACAACGGCCAGATTACCAGCAACAATAGCTGTAATTGCAGCCAAGCTTTTAACGGAAGTGTCACCATATAAAGCCGATGCAACAGCCGTGCGAGAGAATCGCGCAAAGCTGATCTTACGCGGACGGGTAATCAGAGGTGATACCCAGGCAGCATACGACGCAACGCGTTTGTATTCTTCACTGTCGATGCCAAAGAATGTGGCAACAGGGGTCAAATCGCTAGTACTAAATTCATAAACAGAACCCGTTGACAGTTTTGGGTTATTGCTCATCAAGCGTAAGATAAGGTCACGCGCAGCGATTTGACCAGCGCCTACCACACCGCTTACGATTTCAACGTATTTATTAAACGGGATACTCATTTCAAGCCCTTTCAAATTGGATAAATTTTTGCTTCAGTTGCCGTCAGCTTCGCTACTTCATCGACATACTCATTGGTGTATAAGAAGATCGCATCAAATGTTGGATAATCCTCGAATTGGTCTTGATCGTTCTTAAACGGGACGTTGGTAATATCGATGATGCGTAAAACCTGCGCCCCGTTAGCCTTCAAATATGCAATGAAACGTTGAGATTGTAACCCCGCTGCAACGCCTTCTAGAATGTCGTTATGTGTGATGGCATCTGGTGCAGTATTTGCAGGCTGTGTGACAGAAAATTGATACCGTGTTTCGATGATCTGCGATTCGGCCCTATCGAAGTTATCACGACCAACTTGAAACGCATACGCTGTTCCAGGCCAACCGTGTCGTTTGCCAAACAAGCGTTTGAAATATACGGCCCGCCCTTCCGGTCGATCTTGTTGCGTTGGCTGGAATGCTTGTGTGAACTCAATGTCATTACTGTCACCGGGGATTCGGTCGCGCACAAACTGGGTAAGTGCTGTTTGAAGCAACGTGGCGAACTCATTTTCACGCATTTGCAGCCCCTATATCAACGCAACGTACTTGTGTCCATCGATCCATGCGAAACCAATCTTGCTCGCTCATAAGTTGATAGCGCCGTCCTTTGTATTCGATCTGATCGCCAGCATTACCACGGCCCAAATCAATAACGTCTTGTTGCACCCACCAATCGATATAGGACTTTTGCAGATCAAGACCATTCTGCGCATAGGCACTCTTTTGCACAGGTTGCACAATCCCACTCTTATCCAAAACACCGTCTGCAAATACATTGGCTTTGATGCCGTTGGCTTGCACAACAGAAGGCAAGCGTTTGAAGTACTTCACTTCAGATCGAGCCAGGACCGACATTGCCACACCTAGCAAATTACTACCGGGGATATTCATTTGTTCACCTTTACTTGGCTGGTTAAGGTACTAATCATTAGCGTTGTGTCGCGTAACGGATCGGAAGGCACACCGTCAACGCTTTCGCCCTTCGCTAATCTGTGCGCCGCCTCTGCCAATGACGCACCTGTTATTTTCTTCGATTGGTCTTTGCGCTTCATCTTGCGAAGCATCAGCGTTAAATCACTCAATGGTGGTGTATTGGTTGCTGCAATCTGTGCGCGTATGTCACCAGCAATACCTAGGCCCAATATCTCAAGCCCTTGTTCCGCTGTGTAATTACCTTTCAGAATTGCCGTTGCGGCTTTACCAAAATTATTCTTCCACGCATCTTTGTGGCGATCCCCCGCAATTCGCATGTACGGACGCGGGGGAATCTTGGATGTGCCGAACTCTTGGATTGCAGCCACGTAGGCGACGGGAGGGCCGCCGTTTGGGTATCGGTCCTTGTCGAACCAGCCTACCCGCACTTCAGCGCCTTGGAGCGCTTTTGTGGCCTTTCGCAACGCCTCGCCCGCTGCTGTTCGTGTCTGCTTGACAGGCATTACCAGCGCCCTCCCACTTTGCGGAACGAACTTTGCTCAGGCCGTCCGTTGAAAATGAATCCGCCAGCACTGACCATCTTGAGCAACGCCAGCAATTGCTGCCCGTAAGGCGTCAGGTTCAACCAATATTGCCAATTACCTTTACTCGGCGGCGTGGTGAAGCTAACGCTAACGCTGCCAACGCTTGTGCCTGTTACTGTGCCAGGGGCGTAAGTACCGTTGGCAATTTGCGCATTGATGTAAGCAATTTGTGCAGTTACCAAGTTCAACGCCAATTGCAAACACTTACCGTTTAAAACTGGATTGTCCCATTCCGATATATAGCACCTCGCAATGTCAAAATACCCGGACAAAAGTTCATCCGGGTATTTCGTTTCATCTGCGAAGCCTGCGCATTGCGCCCGGAATAGAACAGCATCGAATGTATGCTGTGCCATTTCCGTTACTCCTTATTTTTTGGCGGGCTTGCCCGACGAATTCACCACTTCAGGTTTTGCCCCATCGACTTCAGGAACTTCGTTGGTCACGTCGTTGGGGGTCAGTGGGGCAGACGGGTCATTGCCATTCAGATCGGCAACAACCTTATCGATATCGCCCTTTGCGTTTTCGATAGTGACGTATCCGTTTTCTTTGTGAATTTGGAAGATCGGATGCAGCGCCAGCCATTCGGCATCTTCATCAGTAACAGTAGTGACCACACCTTGAGGAGTAATCAGATTTTTGTTTGCGACATGCGCGCCGCCTTCGATGAAAACTTCTTTTGTAACTTGCGGCAGGTCAGCGCCGCCCGATGCCCAACCGGTGTACGCTTGCGAATTGGACAGACGGGAATAAACGTATTTGGACATTGCTAGTTCTCCTATTGGTCAATAAAAATGGGGACATCCAACAAAGGACATCCCCATTGTAACCCGACTTTAACTTATCGAATTAAATGCCAGTTGCGCGATAAACTGCGAACGGGCGCTTGCACATGATGCCTGCGGTTGCGTTGGTGAAGTCTTCCACGTAACCCTTTGCCTTTTGCTCCACACCAAGGGGTTGGAACTTGGCCGGGATAAGCTGTGCGAACACTGCGCCGTCATCGCTCGATACGCCGTCAGTGATGCTTTCGGCGTAGATATACGCTGCCGATGCGCCGCCGTTGGCGTCATTGAATTCAGGGGCGGATTCGACACGCACGTTGGGGTAGTTTTCCTTCAGCCATTGCATTGCCGATTGGCTACCGATGCCGTTGGTAACGGACAGGTAATCAACGGCTTGCGACGGCAGAGCAAACACAATCGGCGTGCTCTTGGGGTCAACACGTTCCAACGAGTTAATGCGCAGAGTGGACAGCCACACGCGCATGTCGGCGGTGATTTCGTTGAAGGTCTTGTTTTTCCACAGGGGCGAACCTGCGGCACCGTTCGGCACGGTAACGTATGCGGGCAGCGACGGATCGTTGAACAGACCGTAGGTACGGTTAGCACCGTCGTTGTAGCCGTAGAACGCCACGCGGTTGCGCGAGATTTCCATCGCATCAGCAACAGCAGTGCGCTTTTCAGCAGCAGTGTCCACACGCATGCGTGCAGCGCGTGCAGCTTCCAGCTTGCCGACATTGAAACCAAGTTCGAAGCGAATCACAGTGCGCCAATCGAATGCCGGGTTCCAGGAGGTCAGCGGCACATTGGTATGGTCTTGGTAGATCGCTGCACGACCAGACGGCTCAACGTATTGTTGGACCACTTGTTCATCTTCCCAAGCACCCACTGTGGACACACCGACCAGCAAGTCAGCCTTGCGCGCAGCAGTCAGAATGTGGACGATGCCAGGGAGCCACGTTTGCAGGAACTGAATCGGGGTTCCGATGGTGACAGGATTGAGGGTCGGCAGACCACCAGCGAACGGCGACAGGTTGTTGCTGTCCATCGCATCGGCCATCTGGTTTGCGCGCTCTGCGTTGTCCGTCGCAAACGCATGCATTTGCTCAACGGTATGCTGGTCCAGATTGACGCCGTAACGACGCAGCGCGGCAACAGCGGTTCCTGTGATTTGCTCTGCGGTGATACGCAGCGGACCCTTGCTCTTCAACTGCGAACCGAACAGGTGCGAGTGAATAGGCGACAGGTGAGTGATATTCAGCTTCATTTGATTTTGTACCTTTCGTAATTAGTTGGTCAGGCGAGCACGCACAACCAGTTGGCCCGACACTGCGGCAAAGCGATCAACGAAGCCATTAGGCACCGGCGCAGAACCGGCAGGGACCGATGCACCGTTAGCGAGACCGGAAATGATGCCGGTTGCTTGTGCGTAGATCAAACGCGAACCTATATCGATAGCGGCAGGCAGAGCGATGGTGACAAATCCCATCGTCAGGAACTGACCGTTTGCATTGTTGGGCAGCAGCATGGACGGGTTGAGAACTTCCACGCCATCGCCACGCAGTGCGTATTCCTTCGGATAAACCAGAATTGCCGAACGCAGACCGGCAGTGTCCGGATCGCCAGCACGCCACACGCCTGCTTGATTTTGAGTGAACAGACGACCAATAACGTTATTGGTTGCGTCAGGCGACAAGATAATGCCGGGCTCGATGCGATGCGGGCCGGTAAGGTCAGCTTCACCGACAATGCCGAACGCTTGATCGTAGCGAACAATAGATTGAGGACCGCTCATGTGTGTTACTCCTTTTCAGTTGAATTGATTACTTGGTGGCCCAGGCGTCAACGGCATTCGCGCCCTTGCCATCCTTGGAATCGGTAGTGTCGGCAAACTTGCGCAGTTTGCCAGGAGTCGGCACAGGGCGATTGTGAAGATATGCATTCACGCTTGCGGCTTCGGTCCCCTTGGCGGCTTGAATGCCAAGCTTTTTGCAGATGTAAGCTGCGGCTTGCTGTTCGGTCATGGCCGAATGGTCGAACGCACCGACGAATGGTACAGCGCGCTTCACCATTGCATCACGTGATGCAATTTGCTTGATGAGTTGCGGCAGTTGCTTTGCCACAGCGGCATCCATTGCTTCGGCCTGTTTCTTTTCCTTATCTTCGTCGTCCTCATCGGCAGCATCGGTGCGTGCCGGATTGGGAGCGGCGGAGTCAGGCTTTTTGTCCTTTTCTTCGTCCTCATCTTCGGTCGGCGGCGCTGCGGCAGGCGGAGTATCACCATCAGCCGGTGCGCCCTGGTCATCGGGACCAGCCGCAGTTGCAGCCGCTGCGGCGGTCGCGGTTGCTTGCTCCATCAGAGGCTGAAGAACGCCCATCAGAGCGGCCAACTGTTGAAGCGCTTGGATTTGTTCAGGGGTCATGGTTTGTACGTCCTTTGCGTCAAAAGTGAAATTAAGTTTGTCTTGATGGTCTAGCACTGCTACGGTCTCACCCATTCGACCATCATCGACACTTGCCAGGTGATTCCCTCTCATGGACCGTTGCACATAATCATAAGCTTGCCCGTTAAATACACCGGGTTCACGTACATAAATGCAGCGATAACCTAATGATAATTCAATTTTCCCCTGGTCAATTGCCTCTTGTAATGAGCGGGAGAACATTTTCAGATTCGAATACAAAGTATCTTCTTCGAAAAACACATCTTCGCCAGTGACGCCACCGATATTAATTTGGTCAGTTGGCGTCAATCGTTTGCCATTACCAAGCATCGTATGGTCAATGATCCATGGGACCAATTTAAATGACTCGATGGTTTCCGGCGCGCTGAGTTCTTCGGCAGGACGATAAACTTTGTAGAGCTTGTTAGGGTCAGGCGCTGGTCCCAATTCTGTGCCGTCGGGAGCGAACGTGACACTGAGATTGCGGCCCAAGTAATCGAACACGCCCACGCGAGAAATTGGGTTGCGTTTCACCTCGACAAAACCGTTCATGTCCACAGCGCGGGCTGTTCCAGTTTCGTCTTGTGCCGTGCTGTAGGCAATCGCCACGGCCTGGTCTCGCTTGTAGCCCTCATTAACCAGCGTGGCAATGTTCTTTGAAATGATTTCTTTGCTGTTGCCTTTGAGTAGTGGCACGATTAATCTCCCGTGTTAAATTCAACGATGGGGCGCATTGTACAATGGCAATTGATAGCATCCCCGGGTAAGCCACGTTGCCCCGTCTTTTCATCAATGATCGGCAAGTCATCAAACGAATAAATACCGCCGTTCAATCCACCCTGACTAACTGGCTTTTTATGATACTCGCGTGGATGCACAGAGCCGCCAACATGCACCCATTCAAAGCGCTGCAAACCAACAGCCTGCATGCGCTTTGATGTAGTGGTGTTGTAAATCTTGCGAGTCTGATCGAGCGATGTATTGTGGACCCAATTACGCATTACAACTTTTCGTTCCGCCAAAGATTTCTGCACATCCTCAAGTCCTGCGCCAGTTGTAATAGCTCGCATCACATCACCTTGCAATTGCCCCAGGTAGTCAAGCGGTACACGCTTAATCAACCCTACGGATTGCTGCACGCTAGCTTGCAGTGTTTCCTTCAGCGCTGGAGGCATCGCTTCGTGATTGATGCTGATCTTGCCTGACAGATCGGACAGTGAACCCTTTAGCGTTGACTTCGCGTGACGGTCACCACGCTGCACGAATTCACTAGCGATGCTTGGTGCAGCAATGTCGAACAGTGATGAATATTTACCGGTCAAGTTCTTCATCAAACGCGCAACCTTTTCCGTGAAAGATTCATCCTGTGCCACCACTGTTCCATCTTCCAACACATCGGCAGCAGGGCTAGCGAACAAAGCTTTAATTTCCTTTTCCGCTTCGTCCATCATCGGATAAATCAGCTTGCGCAACTGCGTTTCAAACCAACCAGCTTGTGACAGCGCCGGGCTGAGAATGCCGCCCTTGGCAACTGGTTGATTAAATTTCGGTGTTAGTTTGCGACGGGTCGCCATTGCTATCCTCTTCGTCAGGACGTTCAACAATCTCAATTCCGCTATAACCGCTGTTTTTGTCGCGACTCAAGCGCTCCCGGATATCGTATGCATCAATAGCGCCTGTTTGCATCAGCGCCGCGTCGCGTTGGGCTTCAACAAGCTGCGTATCCGCCAGTTCCTTAGCAGTCGGGGTATCGAGTGGTCGCCATTTAACTGTCAGGATCAAATCGCGGTTCTCATCGGTATTCAACGCTTCAGGTAGGCACGAACGCAGCAGGATAGCGTAATGACGTTCGGCCAGCGGCGTCATGTCATTGTTTTGAACAGTGTCCAACTCTTCGTGATAAACACCCTCTTCGTAATCACCGGTTGCGTTGAAGCCTTTTGGTTGCGTCATCAGCAGCTTTGTGGAAATAACGCCAGCGATTGCAGCAACAAGCTGATACTGCGTCATGATGACTGAATCAACATCGGCAAGCGCAGTGTCAAATTGATTGTATTCATCATCTTCACCAAGCACGCGAGTAGCGTAGTTGTTAGCCAATGCCGACATGGCCTGTACCTTTGCACTGAAGCGATCATAGTTCGCCGTCGCCTGTGTAAGGTCAGTCTTAAAAATGCCGGTTCGCTTGGTCATCGTGAGCAACGGGCCTTCATTGGCTGTGCGCTCTGATCCATATACGCGCTCTGCGATCATCTGAGGCACGCTGATACCACCGTAGAGATAGGCAGGCTTGTTGATGTCCACAAGGGTGCCATGGCGATAAATAATCAAGTGCGAACGGTGATACAACTTGCCATTGACCTGCCACCACGTAGGCTCATAGAAATTGATGTTGGAAGGATCGCTATTACTTTCAATGTCCATCATCGGGACAATCCAATACGGGTCGATTTGGCTAATGCCCTTATAGCTACCCGGCTTGATGTAATCGAGATTGAACGGGTTCTTGTAGAACTCTTCATCCGCTGCCTCATCACCCGTTTCTATTTTGAACATGGCAATGCGGATGCCGAAGATGCGTCCCTTTGTGACAAGCTCCTTCATGTTGTCAACGAGTTTGAATTCTTTATCCAGACGGCGAACAATCTTCATCATGTCAGGCGTAAGCTCTTCGCCGTCTTCGGTCACAACGTCATAGCCTTTGCGCACAGCGTCACGCGCTGGCATTGCGCACGCTTTCTGCACAAGCCAGTGCTGGGAAATGATCGCGGCAATCTGATAGCCAATGAAACCTTGCCCCGCATACCAATCAAGCAGTTCTTGACTCATCGGCACATATTGCGAGGCAAAGGCGCGCTTAATGTTAATGAATTCGTCGTTGTCGTTATCTTCCTGCATCACAGCCGACACGTCTTCCGTGCCGTATGGCGTTTCGATAAACACGTCATCGCTATCCATTGCGTTAGCCATGCGCTCACGTGGGCGAGCCATCGGCATAGGCATTTGCTTTTGCCATTCAATGAGCCGCTTGTTTGCCATGGCGATGCGATTAGCTTCCTCGTCGGTCGCACTCGGAAGCGGGAACCCGAACACGCCAGGTTTTACTTTGCGCGCTTCATCTTGTTGCGGCAGTGGGACGATATGAACATCAAACAACCATGTAATCAATTTTTTAATCATGTCATTTCCTTAGTCGAACGTACCTTTAGTTTGTTTATCAATCGAGTAGACCATAACCACAGCATCGGCTTTGTTTGGTGAGCGCGTGCCTGGCGGTTGCTTGTTCACTAGAATTTGTCCGCTTCCGTTCTTGTTAAACGTTGGCTGGCTCAATTCAGCTTGCAGCGCCTGCACCCCTTTCATGTTGCTGGGAATGCTGATTATCTCACTAGGCTGGCACACAATCCCCATCGTCACCCAACGGAAGGTTTTTTGGAAGCGCATACGCAAGCGCCACCACTCTTGGGCCTTGCGGTTCGCAAACATATCTTGGTTGCTGCGATTGAGCTTATCTTTCTCGCCCATCACAGTGATATACGGCTTGTCGGCGTCAACCACTTCACCCGATCCTTTGTACGGTATAGCGTTGATGGCATTGCCTTGCCGCTCTTTGCGCTCATTGATGACGCGCACGTCCCCGCGAATACCTGCCCCGATACCATCAGCGTCAAACTTAAATTCCTTGAGCCCCAGCTTGTCACAATTATCTACGGCTCTGTCAGCAGTGGCGAACGTGTCACTGTCCTTACCCGACCATTCATCAATACCTAACAACATAAAGCCGTAGCGCGCTGCAAAGGCGTTTTTATCCTTGCCCTGGTCAGCAACGTCCAATGCGCCATAGCGCATGCCCTGCGGTTGCAGATTGAGCTTCACATGAGCATCGATTGCCGCGAGAACCCATGCGGACGGGATAAGTTGATGATCCTTGGAAGAATTGAAGTCGATATCAATCTCTTGCGCGATAACCGTTGGGTCATCTACGTTCGCGCAAATCTTTGCGTACCAAGCTTCATCCTTGCGCGGATCATCTTGCCAGCGAAACCAGAAGACGCGATGCGAAGGAAAGCTATGCACCTTTTCAGCGAACGGGTTGTCCATACCGTTAGCACTTGATACGTCAATGCGGCAATTGGTAGTAGCCGACAAGGATGCGTCAAGTAAGGATGCACGCTCGATGTGCGCCGCTTCGTCAACGTTGTATTTTGTGGTGCGGTCACCGCGCCCGATGTTATCACCCGCTTCACCTGTGAAGATGCTATTGGTTGACGGGATGATGACGCGCTTGTGTGCTGCGTGTTCTTTCTCGTTGAATCCGCCTGTGAACTCACGCGGCACGTACTGCAAATAAAAACGCAGTTTCCAGAACAGTGACTTGCGGTCCTTACTGTTATCTACGTATTCCTCTTTGCGCGAACCGTAGCCAATAGCCATATTGTTGTGTGTCATGCCCAAGCTGGCATCTGTGGCTAACAGGAGCCATGACATACCCACATCGCGGGATTTAGGAATAACGCCCGACTCTCGCGCCTTCCATCGCTCGATGATCCACTGTACGCATTCTTCCTGGCGCGGGAAGAGGATGAACGGCACGATTGGGGACAGGCCGATATCAATGTTTCGCGGGTCATACGTCATGCCCCAATCGATAATGAACTGCGCTATGTTCTCTTTGTAGTACGCACGCAGCTTGGGTATAGCAGTCGGGTCTTTGGCGGCATCTTCACGAATGCGCGCCAGCCGTTCTACTCGCCATTCAATGACGGCGCGATAGTCGGGGCTCTTGAAGTTGAACGGGAAAGGGATAGGCATCTGTAACGCATTGGTTAGTGTTGATGCCGTGAATTGTAACGCACAATGAAAAACGCCCCTGTGTCATCCACTGCACAGGGGCGTTACTCTCTTGCTCCGAAGTTTAGCAAGTGTGTCATCAGTTTTAACTCAGACTGTCACATATCATGCCTCTTTGGTTCGTTGGCGCTACTGCATTCCCCAGGAGCGCATTACCGGGACAATTAGCGCTTTGGTATGCGCCTGTCAAACAACGATTTAACTATAACACTTTGCGCAAATGCGGCGCAATTCTTTCTCTTGTGCGCCACGGGCATAGGCGGCATCGGCGGCGGCATCGGCGGCGGCATCGGCGGCGGCATCGGCGGCGGCATAGGCGGCGGCATAGGCGGCGGCATAGGCGGCGGCGGCATAGGCGGCATCGGCGGCGGCATCGGCGGCGGCATCGGCATAGGCGGCATCGGCGGCATCGGCGGCGGCATCGAGTTGGGTTTTATCGATTCGCCCGTTTGCGTAATCTTCTGCCGCAACAAGTGCCGCTTTGCTGCGCTCATCGGTCATCAAATGTTCAACTTGCCGCGCACAAAACACAGCGAACAAGCGGATTTCTTTGTCATGACCTTCTACGGCGCGCAATGACCAAATTGCATCATCCAGCCCGTTACTATCAATGATGGTTGCAATGTTGATAGGTTCGTCGTCAGCTTGGGTTTTGCCCAAGTAGCGCAACAGTTTTTCCCATCCAGATTTGCAGGGAAATTTGGCGCGGATTTGATTCAGTGTGGTTTGCATGGCTTTATCCTCCCTTGTCGATGTCTGTAACTCTACGCCTAAGTAACGAGTTCGTCAACCCCAAATATTGCACACATCTTCAGGGTAACCGAAAGTCATTTGTTTAATTGTCGGATCAGTTGAATTTCCGCCATTTTGACGATATTTGATGGCGGCTTTTTCTGCACAACTTTCCGTGACAAATCCAACAAGGTCGGCACCATTAGAAACGCTATACAAGTTGCGGAAAGCGGTTGCAATTGCTTCGTTCATTTTGTTTCTCCTGTTGCGTTGTCGATGTAGTGATAATAGACCTAAGTAACGAGTTCGTCAACAACTATTTTTGTCCGTTGCCCATAATGTCGCGGTAGTACGTTTCGATTTGCATTGGGTCGTTCGGGATGTCCTTGACTGAGGGGGCGTTGTTGTTCACTTGTGTATTGTTGTTCTGCGTGATGTTCACAATGGGATTATCGCCACGTAGCATGCCACGGAACCGGGCAATGTGCGTCAGCGCTAAATCCTGGTCCCTCATCTTGACTTCTATTTGCCCGTCCTTGCCAATCTTGACCCCGGCGTAAAGCTTCTTTGCACGCGGACTTAGAAACCGCGTATCAGCGATCCAGACCGATCCAACACCCATGCCGCCACACATGGGACAGTCAGGGTTAGGCTCACGCTGCGAATGGAAACCGTAACCGCCTTCGTCGGTCGGCTCCACTTGACGACGGCGCACGGAAGCGGCCATGTTTTTTAATTTGTCGATCTTCTGTTGAAACTCGCGAGGGTTCACCCATTGGTAAGCAAAATCTTCCCCGTGACAGTGTCTACAATTAACGCGGCGATATTGGATTAATTCGTTCGGGTCAGCTTTATGGATGTCCACAAGGTCACGCAAAACTTCAGCGGCTTCCATTACTGTATCTTTGGCCGCTTCGTTCCTTAATTCTACAATTCGCGCATATACCCTTTCGTCTTTGAAGAGCAAGTTAGCCCGACGTGTAATAGTTTGTTGCGTCCAGTTGCGGCAATTAGCCACAGCCTTGTACGCGTCAGTAATTGTAGCGTGACGAAGCGTAGCCTCAGCAAAAGCTTCCTCAATTGGCTTTAATTTATCCATTTACTAAAAATCCTTCGCTAATTATTTACTACTATTTACTTTTTATTACTTGCTCTGTGTATCCAGCTCTCTCCCGCTCCCACCGCTCCCCCTCCCTCTGTATAGTATGTATATATGTATATTAATAATATTAGTAAATATATAGTAGTAAAGAGAGGAGAGGCAGGCTGGGAGCGACTCTTGTATTTTTGACAACGTACTAATTTGCTAAATATCAATGATGAACAGCAACTGCTGGCAAATTACTGCCCGCCAACTGCTCATTACAATAACGTTCAGCAATTTGTGAGTGCGTTAATTGCTCATAAATTGTCGGATGATTTTTAACGACGTACAGCCTTACTTGCTTATTGTCTTCAGCAAATACTCGACAATGCGTTAAACCTTTAGTCGCCAAGCCAGGGTGAGGAATATAACCAAGCCGCTTAATTATTTCCTCCAACTGTGGCAATGGCATACGGCTGTAATTTAATTCATCACGCAATTTCTTTAATCGTTGCCAGCAAATCCAGCCGTTGTTAAATCCTGGCCGACCTTCGCTAATTGCTTCACGGATTTCGTCGTCCAGCGTTCCGCGTGAAGCCTCGACAACTTGTTCTTCAGTGCTAGTGACAGGAGCCCGTGTCAGGCTCTTGGCCGGGTTGTATTCGTCCGCGATGGGGAAAGTTGCCAAGTATTCGGCCACAAGCGCATAGCCATCCCTATCCAGCCATTCATTCAGTTGGCGGAAATAACCACTGGTTAATCCGTCGCGCTCAAGGTCGCGCTCTTCCTGTTGCGGGGTGAAGAAGATTGCATAACGACGTTCGTTGTCTTCTTTCTGGATGCCACTTTTACGGTTCATCGTGAAAAGAAAATTGCAGCAAATACGCTTCATCCCTTGATCCTGTCGCTTGGCTTCCACACGCTGAAATTGCTCAGTAATCATGGGCTTCAATATTTCAAGCGCATCGCCACCACGCGGTAATTTAACGTCGTTAGCCAAGATGAACAAATTACCGTACAGCCAACCGTTAAATTTACTGCTCAAATCCTCAACGCTAGGTGTGTAGACAAATTGCCGACCAACAGCGTAAGCAATGCAATTACCAATCGTTGATTTGCCGTTGCCCTGCACGCCCTGAATAACCGGGCACCACATAAATTTCTTCCCCGGATACTGCACGCATGCCGCCGCATAATTAATGATGACCGCATAATCGTGGGGATGCGGGAACAGCTTTGCTACGTGATTGAGGAACGGTGTTACATCACCCTTCACGCGACGGATCGGGAACGGCACGTATTGATTAACCACGCTCACGCCATCCACATACATGACCTTGCCCGGCTCTTCGCTGGGCATGAACACAGCCGATTGCACCTTGGGGAATTTAACCAGCGTTGAGCCCGTGAACGCGTCAAAGGGGCTCTTCGCCATTTGCGTGTTGGCCTTGTCCATCACGAACTTGTAATTAGCAAACCATGCGTTGAACACTTTAGATTTCATCAACTGGTATCCACCCTTGGTGAACGGGACAAACACCTTATCGATGTCGGCCACATAGACACAGCCCTTGAATAGTTCGCGCTGGGCATCCGGTCCCAAGAACGTAGAGCCGTCAATTTCCTTGGACTCATCAATCGTCTCAGTGCTCTCAATCTCTTTGGTCTGGAGCACTGCATTGGTACGACCACAAGCGCGGGCAATGGTGAACTTCTTAAGGTACGTGGCGTGAGAGTCCCACTTGCCACGCATCAGCGCGCTACGGCGCATCAGGCGTTCCATGCGCGGGCCATCTTTGCCCGTCCAGAAAGCCAGCATCGAGGCAAGCGCAAAATCGGCGCCAGATGCATCGTAATTACCAGCACCATCCACATAAGCCTTGTGGAGCACATCCATGTTGCCGGTGAACAGATTTGCAAACTTATGGGGGTCTCCCTCTTGCATCGCCGCTTGTGCTGACTGTGAGCGCATCGCCATGGCAAGCAATTCATCGTCATCTTCCGGGCCGCGCCAAGTTGGGTCGCGTTCTTCAGGGAAGATATACGCGCCATCCTCTGCGCTCTCGCTCGATTGCGGGAAGTACGATGGGATGATGAAGTTATGCATGGCTGCACTGTGCGACGTGTCGGCACTGCCAAAGGCAATATCTGACAGACCAAAGGCAACACCGCGCCCATCGTCATACAGTTCGAGTCCTGTCCCCTTCGGCTTAATTGCGCGTGCATTCGTCAGCACATCACGACCAAAGAAGTGAACACCGTTGCCGCTACTGGATATTTCGCACGCTGCGCCATTCAAATTCTGATACAGCCATGTGGCTACGGCGTTCCACTGACCGGACACACGATCAATGCATTTGTCCACATCGAGAAACCAGTAACCACATGCACGGGTAATATAAAAGCCAAGCGTGAAATAGTTCTGCGGCCACTGTGCGCGGCATTCTTGCAAGCGCTGCACGGCGGCATCGTAAGTCATCCAGTTTGCCGGGTTCTGTGCGCTATGGTCATTGGTAAATGGCAGCTTGTTGAACTTGGCTTCAGCATCATTCCAAGTCAGGTGCCATATGAAGAATTGAGGAATCTGCGCCATGCCCCCTAGGGCTTCGCGCAATGTTCTCTGTTGCATGTAGTATCCCCGAGTAAAAACGGGCCGCAATGGCCCGATGCTTTTTTAGTGTATCACACTAGTTACAAGCGCTTCGTGAACGCTGCCAAGACGCGCCGGGCAACACCTATCGGCACGCCAAACAGTGTCGGAGTGCGCTGCATCTTGCGCATGTGCTTGCGGCGTTGATGACTGTTCATACTGGCACCATCTGCGCAAGTTGAACTGTATGAACCCAATATCCGTGTGAGTTGTAGCCTTCAGAAACACTGCGAATGTAAAACTTTGAGCCAAGTATTTCAATCGTTTCATTTTGCCGGAATGCATCAACGAACTTTTGATATGTTTCGTAATCGTAAATAGTCATCCTCTCACCTTTTTATTCACTTGCACCGGTTTGTTGTACCGTGCGTATTTGAAATGATTGTACAAGCGGATACGCGCACACATTTCATCGAATGCCGTATCTTCCGCCCTGCTGCGATACGCAAGCCCTTGCCACCGTCCAACATATCGCCCTTCTCGCTTGTTCCGGCTTGGCGTAACCTTGTGCGCAGCATCCACACTGCATCCCATTTGATAGTGCCTGATCGCACTATCAAGCAGCCGACCAGATGCGTGCGGAGCCATCCAGGGGATGTCATAGGTAAAGCCAAAGCGGGGCGCAACGATGTAGCTTCCATCATCAAATCGCCACGCGTTCATTTGATAAGTATGGTTCATTTCAACATCCCTTTCCATCGTTTGCTTTGGAGAAACGATATGTCAGAACGTGGCGAAGGTTCAAAAGCAGGGCAAACTTTTTGCCTATTAATACCTCCCCATCTTTCACCATGCCAATATGCCCAACCTTCAAATTGTGTAATCCCAATTGACACAAAATACCAACCTTTGCGAACCGGCTTCACGTCGCTAGGAAACCAATCAGATACTTTCATTTGAAATAAATCTCCAATGTACAGTTAGCCGGGATGCCCAGCATGTCAACGCGGGACCATTCATCACCGATGCAGGCCAGCGGTTCACCTGTTTCTTTAATGATGATCTTCTGCGCCGGTTTGTTGGTCGGCATGAAGAAGCAACGGCCTTCGCGCTCGCTCATGCGTACCAGTTCGATGCGGCTCATTGCGGAACCTTAATAAGCTTGGCTTTAATAGAACCATGCATAAACGATGCTTTGCCACTTTTGTTACTGCGACATTTTTGCGCAACTTGTAAATGCAAACTGTCCTCATCAATGTCAAATTCAATTATGTATTTTTCGTCTGTGCGCTTGCTTTTAAAACTGCGGCGAAAATTGCTCATTTTGTCATTCCTTTCTGTAAATTGATGATGTGGATATCCGCGTCGCTGGCGATCTTCATCATGTGGCGAGTCCCGCTTCCGCCAGGAAAAGCTATCACCACGTCGGGACGTGCGGTAAGAAGCATCCGACAATTACGAATCGGCCCGGCGCGCTTGCCGTGCTCGTTCCATTCAGCACGATATTCAAAGCATGGAATACCCTTGCGCTCTGCCCAGGTGCGCGCCATTGTATCCACACCCCTAGCCCCACCTTGATGCACTTCAGTAATTGGGCTGGTCGCATGAATCACATTGAGCCGCGCATGTACATAGGTTTCATCGCGCCAATCACGCCCGCCACACACTATGACAATCATGGTCAGAGCCCCGCAATGATTGGGTCAATGACACGACTATGAACAGTCAAATATTCTCGTGCGCGTTGAATAGCCAGCGCTCCGCCTGCGTATTTCTCTTGCGCATGCTGTTCATCAACTCGACCTCGCACATATGCACCTTCCAACAACTCGCGCAATTTCTCTTCCGTCAGCATCTTCATTTCACATCCTCCAAATAGAAAACGCCCCTATTATGGGGCGTATGTAACGAGTTCGTCAATAATTATTTTTCAGGTATCCAAGCCGGTGCATCAGGGGCTGGCATCGGTGGCGCAACGCCGTGAGCGTACAATCCCTGCGCCTTGAGCCGCTCAATCTCGATAGCACGTTCAATCGATTGCTTCGCTTCTTCAAGGTCTTGCAGGACGCGTGCGCCGGGTTGAAGCAATTTGCTTGATACGTCATTTCCTACCCCTTCAACTTGGCCCATCGGCGCGCACGTAACGCTGCGCTTTTCCAGATAGTCAATCAGGTTGCCCATTGCGGCCCGACCAGCGCACCGCATCTTGTATTGCCAGAAATTCCCCGTAGCGGCTTCCATCACCACAAACGAATAGTTCGGCACACCAAGCCCCTTGATGAGTACCAGCCGCTTGCCATCCTTGCAGATGCGGCGCAGTTCGTACAGTTGTCCATTGATGGGGAATTTCTGACCCAGGCGGAATTGCTCTGTAATTGGCTGCTGCATTCAATCCTCGCTAATAAATTCGACAGAGTGAACCCAAAATATCACGTCGCTGTCAATTTTTACCTGCTCAGTGTGCGTCACTATGAAATAAGCTTCGCGCCTAAGTTTTTCATTTTTAACTGTTATTTCCCGCAAACCGTAGGCGTACTCAGGTCGTAATCTATGATCCACTTGAAGAATATGTTTTTTATACCCTGACAAAAGCGCGTAGTACATTTCATTTGATGCGGTTACAATTTGCATGATCGTTACTCCTCCAAAAAATCTGTATCTAACTCGTACCAATCCGGCATGCCCAGCGTAAGCAACGAGGCGTGTAGAAAACCGTTCCACAAATCTCCGCCTTCAGGCTCTTCGCCATGCCATTCTTTGAAGCGCTTTTTGATCGCTGGGATTTCCTTTTCAATGGTTTCAGCAACAATCGCCACGGATTTGTCGCGTTCAATCGTTGCGCGTTTTAATGCGTCAGCGTTATAT